AGGTTGAGGACGAGAATCCTCTGGCCCGGTTACCAACCGGTACCACCGTGTCTTGTCATCGTCAGACGTCTCTCAACGCCTGAGCCGCTGCCAGGACAATCTTATCGGTGGCACAAGGACGGAACTTTTCTTTGTACCACTGAGGGAGCTGCACTTTAGAGAAGCGGACAAGGTGTCCGCCTTTCTCGGCCCAGTCATAATTGACATAGGTCACAGGGTGACCAGCAATCATGACAATGCCGCTATCTTTTCTGGGTTCAGGGGTGTCCTTCTCCCCTTCCAGATTAAGATAGAATGCAGCAAGGAGCTCCGTCGTCCTCTGACTAAGAGGATGACGTAGAGAACCACGGACATCAAGCATACCCAATTGGGCTAGCTTGTATGCCCGCTTTCCATCGCACTCCGTAAGGATTTGCGACGTACTCTTCTGTACTTTACGACGTAAATCTCCAGGGAGATTCTGCCAAGGTACTCTAACTCCGGTAGCTCGCTGGTAGTCAAACAGCGAGTTCCACGTGAGTGGTCCGTGGTCAGATGTGTAAGCAGGAACTTGGTTCCTGATAAACACCTTCCCAGCAAACTCCACGAGGTTACCCTCGTAGCTCTTGTGGAGGGAGAGCGGCACACCTGCATCTCGCATAAGCTTGATGTAGGCCTTGCGAAGCTTCTTGTTGAAGACCAAAAGGTCATCACCAAGGATGCAGTAAGGCGAGTGCGCGTACCCCATCGTAAAGGACAGGGCTTCAAGCAACAAATTATGAGTGAGACCCATGAGAGCAAAGCTCGGAAGGGTGCCAAGAGGCTGCCCAACTGGCCAACTGCTAACATGGCCGTCATTATCCCACCTGCCGCCTGCCATCTCTAAAAAGAGATTCCAGGACGACTTTACGGTAGGAGACATGCGCCAAAGCAGGACTTGCTTGACGATCTCCTCACCCCAAGCACGGGGTAAGTTGTCTGTTGCCTGAGAGAGGTCGACCGATCCGACGTAAAGACCCGAGTTGGTCACTCGATTGGTGATCTTCGTGTCGAATTTGGATTGGTCTCGCGTACAGTCACAGGGTAAGCGATCCAGCAAAAGCTGGAGCTGGTCCTGGACCGGTGCTAAACCCATTTGCAAAAACCTATTCGGTACTGCAATGGGCCTACGCTTAACCGTACCCTTCTTTGGGATATGTTGGATTTCTCCAACAACTTCTCCCACAAGGAAGGATACCCCACCATCGGGGTACCAGACACACCCACCATCTACCTCAGAAACGAGGGAGTGGGCTCGGGGATCTTGGTTAAGATAAGACTGTACGTAGAGCTTGGACTCCTTGGATAGTGTCGGAGTTGGGAACCATCCCGTTTCCGCAACTAGTCCGCTGGTGTCAATCAGCGAACACATGACCCAATAATCATGTTCCAAGGATTTCGAGTGGATATCCTCTTGCCTGAAGTCCATATAGGACTCCGGTAGAGGAACTTTCTCGAAGATGTCGCGGCGCGCACGGTCTTCCTTGACCATTCTCACCCTGGCAAGGATGTGATGCCACTTTTCATAGTACTTCTTATAATCTGAGAAGTCATGCTTGGAGGCAAAGCCTTCAAGCCACCGCGGAAAACCGGTGACATTCCTGAGTAACCATTCCTCAGGAGTCATCGGGCGGTGCATGAAGTGGTACAACCACTCCACCAGGAACTGGGGAGTAGTCGTGCACACCCGTGTCTTGGTATCCACCAAGTACTGGTGTTGACGGTCTGCTGAAACGGTGACGGTGACAACCGGCTCCGTCGACGAGACGTACAACTTCAGAAAGTCCAAACAGTAATGTGGAGAAGTATCCATATACTGAAGGAGTTTCTTTGTCCAGCCGCAAGAGCGGAAGGGCAGTTGGCGCTCGTACTCCGCCGCTTTCTCAAGGCGGTCAGG